GTGCGTCCTTCCGTAGTTATAAGTCTGCCAAAAGTGCTAATTCTGGCACCAGACTTACAAACTACTTCTGTTCGCATGCCTCTCTAGGGGGGTGTGTTACTACAATCCATGTATGGTGTTCTTATGTCAAATCCCTATGGTCCTTGGACCAAGACACAAGATGAGCGATCGCTTATTACGTTTATAACCTCCAGTAATTCTGCGGGTACTACTTCTAAGATTGATACGCTAGTAGGTAAAACCACTACACGTACAGGTACGAGGACTCCATTCTATGACAACAAGCCTAAGGCTGCGTCTAGGATTACCTCTTCTGTGTCACATCAGCCTTTTTCAGGCCGTTTTGTGTTCACAGCTAGCCCCACATCGTGGACTAGTGTGCCAGGTCAGCCTTGCTTTCCCTCCCTTGCATTTACTAATGCTCCCTCTCCTTCTCTCTCTGACTCCAAGTGTTTGTTAAAACTTGTTAGAAAGACTGATCCAGGTTGGGCTTCGTTAGTCGATGTTGGGGAATTTAAGGAAACTAGGTCCCTTGTTTTGTCGTCTCTCGGTCTCATGCATGATGTTTTGCATGTTAACGCCGGCCGTTTGGCTAAGCGTGTCGATAGGGTTCGACCCAGAGACTTTGTCGAGCTTGGTAAGGTTGTTAGTGAAAGCTTACTGCTTTACCGTTTAGGCCTTATGCCACTCATTTCCTCTGTCAACGATGCAATCAAAGCCGTCCAGGACCAAATTAACGGTGCTGTTTATGACGGTAAAATGTCTGCAAAGTTTGTCATTGGAGGTGATACTAAAGGGGACTTTCCTGTTAGTTATGCCAGTTTTACTGGTGTACGACAGGAGGTCCTTACCTGGAAGAACGTTGTTAAGTTCGGTGGTACGGTTAGACCCGATAAGGCTAACCACCAGATCGACTTTCGCGACTCTTTTGGGTTACGGGGGAGGCACATCGTACCTACGATTTATAACTTGATACCTTACTCCTTTCTGGTAGACTATATCAGTAATGTGGGTAACGCGTTAGAGTTAATGGCTTACCAGAACGGTTTTCTACGTGATGGTTGGTCGGTGCATATTCAAGAGGCTTCAATTGTTACATCTTTTGTTGCTTCTTCCTCTCCTGTTGGCACGAGAATCGTTTCCCAGTTTCCCGGGAAATCTTTCTACGACAACTTTTCCTATACACGAGGTCCGGTAGATCTCGATGCGCTTATCTCGGCTTCCAGCAGGAAGCTTGAGTTACGCATACCTGATCTACTCCAATTAGCCACAGCTGGTGCGTTAGTTGGTGCAAGGCTCCGGGGACACGAAGTCCCTGCCCCACGGTGGGCTAAAAATCCACCTAAAGGGTTTCTTAAATCATTGAAACAAGCCTTAGTATGACTTTTAACCTTTCTTTAATATAAACCTAGGAGACTTTATGTCTTTAACTAACACAGGTGTTATCACTGGTGCCGCTATTACTGGATTTACGACTCCAACCTACACACTTTCAGCTGACACTGCCCCTAACGGGAACACTTTGTCTGCGTATGTGAGTGTGATTGGAGGCACGCAAACCGGTGTGCTGGCACACAGTTACTCTACTCCTTTTACCCGCTCTGTGACCCGACCAAGTTCTTTCCGGTCGTTCGCGAGCGCGGTGTTAAACGGGGTTACTGGGCAATATTCTAAGGTACCTTATAACGAGTTCAAAACCCTTACTAGAAAGGCAGCAGCTTATGCTACTAATCAATATGCGGTTAATGAAAAACGTGAGACCCTTAGACTGTATGCTAATACAGAAACTTTTGATTTGCCGAACGTTAAGGCTCTTCTCAGTTTCAGCAGTGGTTATTCTGTCCAAGACATCAATAACTACGTCACCTTGGTGACTACAGGTTCTTTATAAACTATTGCCAATCAGTTTACCCCACAAGGAGTAACAATGAGTCAATTACCACCTGAAAGCTCTTTTGATTTACTTTTACAGGACATCGAAGATGAACTCCAACAAACCTACCCATTCTATAAAGCCTATGCCAGAGATGCAGACCGAGGTTTCGCTGAGATTCTCAGTGAAACAGTGGCGCGCTATCCAGGCGGGGCTTATAATAGGGAATATCCTACGCATGTTGGCCATGCTCTCGCCATTAATAGCCTTATTTATGGGCTACGAAAGCGGTACATTGGACCAACTAGTTACCTGGTGTCAAAACCAAGCGATGTGCGCAACCGAGAAGCTGAGGCTGCTTTTGTAGCTTCTAATCGACGTTGCCAATTACATGATGCCTTGCGTCCCTACAGTACTTTCAGTGATTTCACGAAAGTCGTGTTGACGGAGGCATCTTTGCTAATTGAGGATTGGTTTGGTGGGAGTACCAGTGTATTTTCGCTGAGCTCCCTTAGTGAGAAAGTGCGTACTGGTCCAGGTGCTGTTTCTGGTATAAAAACCAGAGAGTTTCCTGCGTCTCAGTATGTGCGTCTTAGTGACAGTCCTATGACTTTCACTTCCAGTGCTGCTCAAAGTCTTTACAGAGCAGTCACGTTGGCAACACCCCTTACTACTGCGGCTGAAAAAGCCCGATTTAGTAAGTGGGGCCATATGGACGTTGTAGACTCACGTGCTATATTTCTCTCCGTACCGAAAACAAATGTCAAGGATCGTGGTATTTGTACACACTCTTCTGGAAATCAGGCTCTACAACTAGCTGTACACGGCGTTATCGCCGATGTTTTGCAGCGTCGTTGCAATTTGAACCTTGAAAACCAGCAAGAGAGAAACAAACACCTCGCTCGTCTAGGAAGTATGGGCCCGTTCAGAATCACTCCTACTGTCCACCTCAATTGGTGTACTTGGGATGGTACTGACGCGTCTAACTTTCCTATTTCGTTTGCTGAACACCTCTTGCCTAGCAATGTGATGCAGCTTTTGAATGTCATTCGTTCTCCAGTAATGGAGTTACAGGATGGTACTTATATTACGAAATACATGATGAGCACTATGGGCAATGGTTTTACTTTTGCTCTAATGACCCTTTTGTTCTCTTCGATAGTCGTTACCTTGTACCGTTTAGGTAATCTACCCTTAACCTATGTCGATGACATGGGCCTGAGGCAGAATACTTGGGCGGTTTTCGGTGATGACATTATTGTCGACCGTTCAGTCTACCCGGCTCTTCTGAGCGTCATGACTGAATGTGGAATTTTGACAAATGTTGACAAGTCGTATTCCGAAGGTCACTTCCGTGAATCATGTGGAGGTGACTTTTATGACGGATACGATGTCAGGCCAGTGTTTTGTGAAACGCTCACAACGTTATCAGACCACTTTTCACTATATAATAGGTTAGTGACTTGGTGTTGTAAGAACAGTGTTCTTCTACCTAACTCTTTGAAGAATCTTAGAGAAAGGGTCACCAAGGCCTATTATGTTCCAAATAGTGAAGGGTTAGACATTGGTTTTCACATCTCTCGAAAAAGAGCATCCTTAGCTGCCTCCGTACTGAAGGCCAGCAAAAACTTTGGGAAGTCTTCTTTTGAGCTTAAAACCTTTAGGCTCTTACAAGAGGATTACCAAGGCGGTATGTTATACCTTGGTTATTATGCTGATGCACCCAGATATTTTCTCAAAAAAGAGAAGGGACATTATGCACAATATTCCTCATTGTTTGATCGTCGGGTTTATAGGCGGTTTTACATCACTGAGGAAGTATATAGAAAAGGAACCAATCTTTACGGTTTCCTCCTGTATACACTAAGTGGAGATGTGAAAGACGGAGCGTTTGGTTACCGGTCACCGACCGGTGTCGAACGTCGTAAGGAAAAACTTTGTTACACGCCCTCCTGGGGTTGTGTCCTAAGTAAATGGTATTTTGGTGGATACACCAAATACCGCCTGGAACGCTACAGACAGTTGGAAATGTACCTCGAGATGAGTTTTATCTCTTCGGGGTCACCTGACTTAGTATAGGTGCTGTAGCCTAGGGAAGGATTCCC